GTTGAATAGAGCCTCAGTACCACTCTGAGAAGTATAGCGTGACTTCATTGCGAAGATCAAGCCAGTTGGTTGAGTCATTGGCTGAACACCAGCGATATCATAAGCGATAAGCTGTGGAGCAGCACGACGAACTAGAGCGATCAATACTGGATCGTAACCAGCCATTTGTGCATTAGTACCTGCGCCACCTAAAGCAACACCAGTACCACCTGCGTTTGCTGGAACAGCTTCGAAAAGAGCTTGTTGCTCTTTAGCCATCTCACGCTCTTGGTTTTCTAATAGAACTGCAGTAACTTCTTTACGATAGCTGTCTGCAATCTTTGGAGCATTCTCAGCTTCTAGAACTGGTGCCCATTTTTTTAATAATTCTTGACGATTCATTTAAGTTTTCCTTTTGAAAAAATTAAGACTTACGGTTGAGAGCAGATAGATACTTTGCCATTACTGGGTCAATTTTCTTTTCCTCAGTTAAAGTTTCTACTGGCTCGTCAGTTACCACGGATGTTACTTCCGCTTGTTGCTTGGTAGTAAAGTAATTCTCACGAATTGTCTGAACTTTTGATTTAAAAGTGTCAGCGTCTTCATAAGAAAGTTCTTCTGCTAAACCTTTTAGTTTTTCTACTTCAGTATCAGTTAAACCCTCGCATGCAGTTTCAACGATTTCGTTACGTTTTAGTTCGCCGATTGTTTTATTCAATTCGACATTAGCAGCAACTTGCTCGTTTAACTTTGCTTCGAGTTCTTCAACTTTACTTTCCATTGAACCTAATACATCGAACTTCTCTTCTGGAATATCGATATAGTGTTCTTCGAAAAGACCTTTAAGTCCAGCAACAAATCCTTCAAGGATTTCGGACTTCATACCATGCTCAAGGGCTATTTCATTCTGTGCAATCCACTGCTCAACTACGTAGTCGAGATATCCATCAACCTTTTCAACAAGACCCTCTGCAATCTTTGCAGCTTCTTCTTCAAGACGTGCTGCGTATTCTTCTTCGATACGTGCTACTTCTGCTTTTACACGAGTAGTAACAGCTGCTTCATAAATGGTAGTTGCTTTAGCACGGAACTCTTCAGAGAGTTCTTCACCATTCATAAGAGCATCAATATCTTCTTTTACACCTTTGATTGGAAGATGGCTGGCTTCAGCTGCTTCTTCGTCTTCATTGGCTTTATTCTTAGTTTTAGAAGTTCCACCTTCAGCTGCTTTCTCTTGATCGACATTGTTTTTAGCATTGTCTGGATTAGCAGGAGGAGTGGTTGGCTTAACTGCTTCTTCAGCAACAGTCTCGTCCTCTTCTACAATAGTTTCTTCCTGAGTGTCAGCGACTTGTTGCTCGAGAGCAGCAGCTTTTGACTCAGCAAGAATTTCAGCGATTTTTTGTTCGATTGACATCGTTTTCTCCTAACTGGATAGTTCTATGTAATTATTTATTATTTATCTGATTTTAGTCAGAAAATCTTGGAAAGCACGTAGTTTGGCTTCCTCTAAATTGCGAGAAGAAGTTTTTCTAATAAAAGATTTAACTTCCTCAATCTGCTTTTCCACAAACTTTCCATCAACAAATACCCACTCTTTACTTTCCATAATACCACGGACGAAAGCATCTGGAGCGGATGGGTCAGCAACGATGTCTGCTGCAGTAGACAGCATAAAGTCATCCTGAACCACTTGAACACCCTCTTTGTTCATTTGTAGAGAACCAAGTGCTCTTGAAGATACTCCTAAGTTTGCACCACCATCTAAAAGACCTTTGGCGATTTGACCCATTGGCGTATCTAAAATCTTTGCTTTACCAATATAATTTGTGCCTTCTTTGTGTAGATCAACTATTAAATGGGATACACGATCTAGATTAATAGATGGTGTATCTGGATGACCTAATTCGCCATATGCACGATTTTGCTTAACGCATTGTTCCATGTAACGACCAACTTCTTTATCCATAACTGCTTCTGGATAAGAGCGACCATTACGATTGGTAATTTCTGATTGAAGGAAAACACCTTCAATATAATACTGTTTACCTTTACCTAATTTATCTTCGGTAATAAGATTTACAGATTCTGTAACTTCTCTAATTAGTTTCATTGTTAGCTCCCTACTACTGCTGGGTTGTCATAAGAACCAAACTGAGCAGTTTCTACTTTAGTTGCATATCCACTAACTTTACGTAATGTCAAATAGATATGGGCTTCAGCACCAGAGATAGCAACAACGATATCGCTACTATTTTCTGTATTATCTCTAAATCCCTGCCCTTCAAAATCAAACAAGGATGCATTCTCTCCTGCAAATGCTAATACTGGAACTGAGTTACGAACTACAGTTACAGCAGAACCTAAAAGACCAGTTACCATAGCAGTGCAAATATCAACTCTTTGAGTTGCGCCATCTAATGCTTGAGTAGATGCTAAACAATCAGTTTGTAAATCGATGGTAGCATTACCAGCTGTTCCAGCAATCTTTACGATTGTCTCTTGATTGGTATTTTTTATAATTGTCTTTGTGACAGCCATTTTTATTCCTTAATCTTATTAACTACGTTAAAGAAGTTGTCTTTCGTTTCACGCATATATTCAACAACGTCTTTATGATTTGCCAATAAATTATTTAGTTGTTCTTGCGTTTGTTCATCAATCGCAACTATACTGCCATCTTTTAATTCGTAGTGTAACTTACTCTCAATCAGGGAGTCTAGTTTATTAAGTTTTCTAATTTCTTGAACAACTGGATCTACAGTAAAAATTTTAGAAGAAGCAAGTTCGAGGTATGATTCTATTAGAGTATCTGTAACTTTAATATCGTGATGTTCTTTAATAATATTAGCGATACGATTTTCTGAAATCTCTTCGTATTGTTTTTCTATAATCTCGTCTTCTATCGCTTCTGAGCAGTGTTTATTTTTAATGTATTTTCTTGCTTCTTCCAAACTCTTAAAATTAGTTTCTTCTTTATCTACAAAAATAGTCCCATTAATATTTTGTATTAAATGTCCATAAGAGCGAATGGTTTCATCCGCACCAGAAATAGTTTTTGTAAATTCTTTATAAAACATTATTTTCTAGACTTCTCTGGGTGCATACCATAATATGCACCGAGTGCTCTTTTAATTCTTTGTTTCTTTGTATCTCCAGCAAATTTAGGATCATCGCTATGAACGAAGTCACTAATTACTTTACTTGCTGGTGTTTTCTTTGTAAGAATCTCATCTAACTGCTTTTCAGTCATTGCGTCAATTTGTTCTTCAGTTAGATCAAATTCTTCTTCAACAACAGGCGCAGGAGTTTCATCGGTAATTTCAGCTGCAGGTGTTTCTTCAGTTTCAACTGCAGTTTTAAACATACCTTGTGCAACAGTAATGCGCATATCATCCAATTTGGCTGAAATTTTTTCTGCCATAGTTGCATTAAATGCATTCTCTGTTTCTACTGCATCACCAGCAGCGATTGCAGAAATTAAATTTTTTACATTATCACTCATACTATATCTCCTTCTTTATTGTTGGTCAGGTGATACTTCATTACCACCCATACCATTATCAGCTAAATGCTGTTGCTGTGCAACTTGCGTTACTGCAGCTAATCTACCTTGTTCGTCAGCCAACTGCATTTGTTCAATCTTGTCCTCAGTCATTTCTTTCTGCATAATTTCAATTTCTTCATCAGTCTGTCCTAAGACATTTTTACGAATCCATGTGCTAGAATAGAAACGACCAATATAAGGTTCTACTTGTTGTAAAGCAGCTAATCTTTGCAACAATAACTCATTATCTTTTAATTCAGTGAAATGATTATCTTGTTGATAATCATATTGTATTGCTTGTTCAATAGTAGCCCATTCTTCCTCACGAATAACACCCTTAGCAACCAATTGAACACGTAATGCACCACTAAACAATCCAGAAAACTTTTTACGTAGACGAGCAATAAACTTATTAAATTTAATCTCATCACGTGTAATCTCAGTAGTTCTACCAAGAGAGAAACCAGTAGCTGGTTGCAATCTTGATAATGGCACGTTTAATGCCTGATATAATTTAGTTTGGAAATATTGAATATCAGCAATATCTCCCAAATTCTGTCCACCTGGAAGAGTTGTAATTTCAGTTCCTTTACCACCCTCACGACGTGGCATCCAGAAGTCTTCCATCATACTTAAATGACGACGATCGTCACGAGTCTCTCCAGTTGTTGCATCATAAACAATTTTATTTCTAAACTTGTTCATAATGTCATTGACGTATTGTTCTGCTTTTAATTTTGGCAGGTTACCAACGTCAACATAAAACACACGTCTTTCTGGAGCACGTGAAATGCGGTAAATAACTACCGCATCTTCAATCATCTTTAACTGGTTTGTTGGCTTAATTGCTTTATGCAAATAAGACATCATCATACCAGTATTTTGATCTACTACTCCAGAAGGAGTATAGATAATTGAATCTAGCGAGAGTTTGATTCCCTGTGTAGTATTCTCTTGAATACCTTTATCATTATACAGGTAAAACTCTTCATTTTTAACTACAACATCAACACCCTGTGGTGTTCTTTTCTTTTCAACTTTTTTAATTTTGCGAATCTTGCGAGGATCCACATAACGCAATTCTTGAATACCTAATTTTGGTTGATTAGGATCTATTAAAATATTATAATAAACTCTTCCATCAATATACCACTGACGAAATATATCATGACCTTTATCATCAAAATTTAATAAACGAAGAACTTCATCAAACTCTGTTCTAATTTTACCCTTAATTGACTCAGATAATTTAACTTTATCCAAGTTAATCTTTACAGCTTGATCATCTGGTTCAGCAATAATTGCTTCGTTTACAATGTCTTCAATCGCAGCATCACAATCAGCATAAAGAGAAGTTTCTCTATAACGACGAATAAGATCGTTCTCATTCTTAACGATCGTATCCATATCCATGACCATGCCATAATAGCCTGTCGCAGAAGTAGATACGACTGTAGAGCCATCGTCAGAGATCGGAGTTACTACTGTTCCGATCTCTTTTTCTGGCTGCTTGCGTTTTATCTCAAATCCAAAAATTTGCATAATTAAAAACCCTAATTATATAATTAAATTGGTAGTGGGAAACTACCGATTGGTGTATCAACAGAAACATTAAGATTGATACCACCACCCTCAGTTGCATTAGAAGTAAAGTAGTTAAATTGAAACTCTACATCAAACTGTTCGATCTGATTTTGCTGATCGTAGTCTAATGCGATTGGACCAATTAGTGTTGGGAACGCATCAACGAACTTATAGCTCTTGATAATTGCACCACCACGATCTAATTGATGAACTTGTAAATCTACTTGGTAATCACGTGGGTTAGTTCTTCCGTCAGTGTTACTATAACTTTGAATACCAGCTTGCCATTGTTCCATAGCATTGCGAATATTGAAAGTAGTATCGTTGTAAATTGAAACAGTCCAAGGTGCAAAATTACGCTCGCCTGCAAAATTTACTGGACGTCCTTTATAGAGAACTTGAATATTCTCAATAGTAGACGCTGGTAACTGAGCAGACTTACATAAGAACTGAGCACGTTGACCAGCAACGATACCTAATGGTACGTAAGAAGGAAACACTAATTCAACACGGAACTGATTTGGGCGTGCACCGCCACCAATCATTTGTGCTTTAAAATCAGCGATATTTGCCATTTAATTCTCCTTTGTTCTTTCTTTATTTAGTCTCTTAGCCACCAATCTCGCTGAAGTTAATTCCAGAACGAGCAGCAACGAAGTTAAGAGTAATAAAGTTGATAGAACGTGCTGGCTTAATAAAGATATCAGCAACGAATTCATTGCGATCAATAACTTCACCAGTGTTGTTAGAATCATCACACTTAACTACGAAGTCAGTGATACCACGACGACCTTGTACGTCACGTAGGAATGGCTCCACTAAGTTCTTGAATTGAGCACGAGTAAACGCATCGTTAAACTCAAATAACTGATACTTAGCAGCAGTTGCAATTGCTTTCTCAAGAACAATAAACAGACGACGCACGTTAATGCGATCAAATGCACTTGGTTTAGCCAATAGAGTTTTGTCACCGAATAGAACAGTGCCATCTCCTGGGAAAGTAACAACTGGGTTAATACCATTCTTGTATAGATTATCACGATCAGTTTTATCAAGAGCAACAGCTAATTTAACTACGTTCTTGATTTGACCACGATTTAAACCACCTGGAGACCACCAAGCATCGTTAGTGTAATCAGTACGAGCACATAGACCAGCAATGTCACCATTTAATGGAACATAACGATATTTGTCATTATAACGATCATATTGATATTTGTAACCAGAATCAAGCACAGCATAAGAAGTGCTTGTTAACGCATTGCGATAAGCAATAATTTTGTTTACTGCATCATCACCACTATTAGAAGTGCTAATGATATCAGTAGTAGAAATATCTTGTGGGGAAATGAAGACTACGCAATCTCTTCTACTTTCTGCGATAGCGATAACAGCATTAGCAACAGTTGGAGATGCTTTTCCAATTGGAATTAATGAGATGTCATAACTTGCATCATCACTGAAAATGTTCCATGCTGTAATACGCTCGCCATCAGTTGCAGTTAGGTCATCTAAACCACCTGCCAATGAACGAGATACAGCTGCAGAGTTTGCAAATGAAGTTCCTGCAATATTATTACCCCAGTTGGTTCCACCTGTTGGGTGATCCATCCACCAGATATACTGAGAACGTGAATTGATTACATCTTTGTAATAGTTGTTTGTTCCGTCAAATTTCTTAGCATCACCTGCTTTGGATACGTAAGCAAATTTTTCTAGGATAGTTCCTGGAGTACCAGTCCATAATCCGTCTTCATCAACAATGATTACGTGTAATTCGTCATTTGCGCCACCAACAGAAGCAGCAGCGTCAGATGTTCCTGGAGCA